TACAACATCAGCAAGGGCTGTTACTGCTGGGGCTTCAACTTCAAGCTGTCTCTGCCTAGCTTCTAGCTCTTGGATTCTTTTGTTCTTTGCCTCTTCAGCATCACGATACTGCTGTGCCTGTTTTGCAATCGCCTCATCATATCTGCCTTTTGCCTCAAGCTCTTCTTTTTCTTTCTGCTGTTTGAAAGCAATAAGAGCATCTACATCAACATCTGGTGGCACAGCTTTTGCCGCTTCCTTTGCTTTTTTGTAGTCATCTAAAATTTCTCTGTTGCTTTTTCTGAGTGCTTCAACTTCTGCCATCAACGCTGCTGTATCTACAGGTGGATTTGGTTTGATTGGTTCGTCAGCCATAAATAAAAAATTTACAATTATTTACAATATTAGCTCCACTTTGTCCTGTCTGCCCAAAAAGCTGCTGACATTTTGCCTTTTGCAATATTTTTAGCGTGTCTAGCCTTAAAGCTTTTGCGTTTTGCCTTATCTGCCATGCTTTCACCCTTTCTTGGTGGCTTTGTATCTGCGCCCTGCGCTCCAAATCTAATTAATTTAACTTTATCTCCCTCTTTTGCAAGAACAACATGAGACTTGGTTGGGTGCGATGGGGTTCTTTTTGGTTTGTTAAAACCAGCAAGTCCAAATCTTTCTAATCTAGGGTCTTTGCTCATCTGTTTCTTGTGCTACAAAATTCAGTTGCTTTTACTCTCTCACATTCAAACACGTATCTCCAGATAGGTTTTATTTTTACAACATCAATTAATTTTGGTAAATACCAATATTTCAAACCATAATCAGTGACAGCACCAACAACATCACCAGTACTAGGTCTTGCTGATCTCCAGAAATTAATAAAATGCTGCTCAACAATTCCATTTATACATTGAACACCCATAACAGGAAAAGTTAGTATCAATATGCTTTTTGTCTTCATAACGTGCCAAACATTATCCATAAACTGACTTGGATAACCATAAGAATCAATATCAATAACATCAAACGTTTTTTTATTGTTAATTAATTCAAATAAATGCTGAAAACTATCTCCTGTAGTTTCTTTTGTGCATTTATACAATTTACCTTTTTGTTCATAATGCTTTGAAAGATTGCCTTGCCCTGCAAAAAGCTCAAGAATATCACCATGAATATATTTATCTAATTTTATAAGTTGCTGTATTTTTTCTTGTGGGTGATGGTGACTGTCTAAATATTCATTTTGCTTTGACCTTAAACGATCATGCTTTTCCGCATTTTTGGTCTTAAAACCTTCATTGAAAAGATCATATTGGAAGTTCATTTGCCTTTCCTCTTCATTGCCATATTGTGTGCTTCAGTAAATGAAACCCCTTCTCTCATCTTGCGTTTCATATATTCCATATGAGCCTTTGTGTGACCATGAGCCTTCTGGTGCTTTGCAAGTGTGTTCTTTTGTCTGGTAGTTAGTTTCATCTTTTCTTGTTGTACCTTGAATAAATTGCTGCGTCTGCTGTTCTTGCTTTATCACCCCTCATATAACTATTTACCCTGCCCATGGCCCACGCTGCCATAGGAACATTTCTTGAACCACTAGACAAATAAGCACCCTGCCCTTTTCTATAAACAGCCGCTAACTCTCCATAAAAAAACTTTGTGCCATCAGCTTTTTTCTTAAGACTATTCTTAACGCTTTCGCTTAGTGGTTTTCTTCTTTTTGCCTGTGACATTTTGTTTGGTGCGTGATTTAGATACAGCTTTTATATCAATATACTCTCCTTTTCTGTAAGCTTCGGCAGTTCGCTTTATCTCAGCCGCTTTTGCAGACCTATTTTTAGAACCAGACAGATATTTTTTTGGAACACCTGTCTTTTTGTCCTTTGGAACTCGCCTTAGTTTTCTAGTCACTTTTTAGTTTTCTTTTTGGCAGTGGGCTTTGTTTCTTTGGGCTTTTTTGTTTCTTCTTCGCCCTGTACCTTAAAAATATATCCCATTACTTTTTGCCTCCCTTCTTTACTTTCTTTTTCTTTGTTCCTTTGGGCTTCATTGATCCGTAGTGTGAAGGCATGACAATAAAAGTAGCTGTCTTTATCTTACTTCCTTTTGCGTTTTTTAGCAGTTGATAAAGCTATTGCTTGAGCTTGTTTTAATGTCTTGCCCTCTTTCATCAGCAAACGTATGTTGCCAGAGATAGTCTTTTGTGACTTACCTTTCTTAAGTGGCATTATTTAAAAAACTTTCCAGCATTGATGTCTTTGACAAAAGAATCCATATCTTTTGCCTTAAAAGCTTCTTTTAAAAATTCTTCCTGATACGCAATAGGGACATTCATAGTAGTCATCAACTTACCAAGCCGCCTAGATATATCAGGCTTATCAATGTTCATAAGCCTACAGTATCACTTACTATTATAGCTGATCTGTTGAGTATTACCCAATAATCAAAAGTTGTTCTTGTTATAACACCTGTTACTTCGTCCATTTGTGTTAGTGGTAAAGGCACTTGATATGCGTCAATCCCGAGTGCTGTAGCGGCTTCTCCTACTGAATTATATTTGAGTCCTGTGAGCTTTTCTGCTTTCTTTATTGTATCTTCTTTCCAAACTTTAAAGTTTTGTTCGTACCATTCTCCATCAGGGCCAGCATGAAATTGACTTTTTCTTGTAGTTTTTGTACTTGAGCCAGCTTTCCATGTTTTGATATTTGCGTCTTTTCTTAATGCAAAGGCTGTAACTCTTTTGTCTGTTTGAGCTTTGGAAAGGAATAATTTATATTCTGGATCTTCACCAGCATATTGTTTTGCAAGTGCAAGAGCATCATTATTAGCTTTACCTACTATTGATTTTGGGCCATGAATATTCCTTGCGGCTGCATAACTACCATTTCCATAAATACCATTACCAGCATAATGTTCCGCACCTTTTGTACCGACTCCCTTAAATTGGTTTGCAAACTTTTCATCAGTAACCCCTCTGTAAATAATTAAATTTTCTCCATCAGCAGCTTTAACAACATCTGTTCTTTTTTTCAATTCATCCATATTCTTTACTCTTAAAGGTTTTTTATTATAAGTTTTTTGCCTCCAATAAAGATAATCAAGTCTTGCTCCGCTAGTAAAGGCTCTATCTGCCTCGGTCATATCAAAAGCAGTAAGACCTTGTTCTAATCTTTCAATTTGTGTGTCGTAAGGCCCAAGATCAAAGGGTGAAATCTTTTTGCCTTGTGCTTTAGCTTGATCTCTTAAATGTTTTTTATATGCTTTTATGTCCTTAATTAAATCTTTATTACTTAAATTTTCTATCGGTTTTGATTTAACAAAGTCAGATGCTTTAGCTGTCCCTACAACCGCTTTAGGTTTGGGCTTCGGTTTGATATTTGTAGGCTTGCCATAGATCCTCTGTAAATCCTTAAGACTTCTTTCGCTATCATCATCACGCACAAGTTTCTTAATTGCCTTTTGTCCAGAACCTTCCTTTTTAGCAAGACGTTTAAAATAATTTACTTTCTTTTCGTTACCTAAAGTCTTGACCTGTAATTTTTTATCTTGCTTCAATAACCACTCACCATAAGTTGTATCTTGTGGAACTCTACCTGTTGCACTTGGTCTGGTAACAACCTTGCCCACTGGTGGGGGCTTCAAATCCTCAAAACCTTTTCTCTTACTTAGTCCTTCATAATCAACAACAGGAACTGTAGTAGATCGGCAATTGAAATGCTGTGGTGGTGTAGGGCCTCTGTTATATGCAAAAGTCTTACCATCTAAATCCCTGCAAACTGCACTTGTTCTGCTATCTAATGTTGCGACATACTGATATTTTGGTGCGACCTTACTGTTTGCTGCATATACAGCCTGTGATGCCTGATTCTGTACTTGGTTTACAGATGTTCTGACAATGGTTCTTATTTGATGATTTGCAAGCTTAGTAAGTTCACCACCAGCCAAAGCTTTCTGTCTAGATGAAAGAGCCTTCTGTCCAAACTCTAATTTGCCAGCCATGCGTCTTGCTATTTCTGCTGTTGACTCTCCACTAAACACAGCTTGCCTTATGTGTCTTGTGAGTGCCTCTTTCTGACTATCAGCTATTCCTCTAAAAGCTTTCTCGACTGTTTGCCCATTTGGTAAAGTCTGCATTGCCCCTTGTCTTGCAGTCAACTCAAATTTGCCCTGCCCAAACTTTTTAAAGTCATCTTCTGTAAATTCTTTGCTGGTAAAAATATTTGTTTTAGTTGGGTCTGTTGTTACAAAAGACTTTGCATACTTTGGGCTTACTGCTACTGAATTAATTGGGATATTTCCTGATTTTACAGCTTTTTTTAGTTCATTCTCTATAAATCCAGCCTGTACTTTTGCCAAACCCTCTATTTCTTTTATCATTTGCTTTGTTGTCCCTTTCTGCCAATTATCCAAACTTGCTTTTGACTGGGCAATGATAGCTCTTAATCTTTTTCTTGTTTGTGGTGCTACAACAACCCCTGCTCCAGCCTCTGCCTGTCTGATATTTAATTGCTTTAATTTCTTTGCGGCAACAAGAATAATATCGTTATATGTTGTCTGAAATTCTGTAGCTACAGCATTACTGTATCTATTAAGATCAATAGTCTCCCTAAAAAATACCTCTGGAATACTCATCTATCATTCTTCTCCCTCTTCCTCCTCCTCTTCTGGTTCTTCGTCAGGTTCTTCTGGTGGCTCTACTTCTGTAAGACCTCCCTGCTGTGTTCCTTCGATCTCTTCCTCTACGTCAAAGTCATCACCTAAAACCTCACCAGCAGATAATTGATTTAACAATGTTTCTTGAGTAATAGTTCCAGCAGTAAACAATGTTAGCAATGATGTTATCTCCTGTGGTTCTAGTCTTGCACTTACAAAGTCTCTGTTAACAAAAGAACTACCAGCATTAGGTTCATTAAGATATTCACTGTGAAACTTGAGGCAGTTATCAATCAAGTCTTGCATCTGCTGTGCAATCACCATCATTGTGCTGTCATTTTGCGATCTATCTATCCTCTTGGCCTCTGCTGACTCTCCTACCAACTTCTGTCCAAGCACCGCAGCTAGTGACAATGTATTGATCTGCTCTGCAATATCTTTCAGTCTTGTGAACTGGCTGTCATAGCTATCACCAGAGGGGCTGATATATTCCATGCGTGACTCAGGTGGCAGTGATAATGCCTCATTAGGGCCTGTTGTTATCTCATCTGCGTTTGGATAACCAAAGACTGCAAGCATAGGAACAGAACTTATATGCAAAATATTATCCAAGTCAGACTGTATCTGGTAATGCTTGAGGTTTAGTTCTGCAATGTCATACAAGGGACTGCGACTTTCGTAATAACCAACTCTGTTGGAGTAAGCAATAGCAAAGGGAATCTTATCTTTAAGGCTCATTTCACCTTCATCAAACAATTTATATTCACCTTTCTTTTCATCTTTTCTGTGGATCTCATATCTACCCCTTTCCAATACTCTGATCTGTTTTACAACCTTGTCACCATACTTCCCGTCTGGTTCAACAACCTGTTCCAATAGACGTAACTGTGTGAGTTGCCTTGCACCATCTATGATCTCAGACCTAAATCCTAGTATATCTTTCGGTGTGTACGTCACCCAGTAGGGTCTGGTCTTGTCCCCTTCTTTCGGTGCATCAACAAGCACCCCAACATGACCAAAGCTGATTGCTAGTCTTGCTGTGTTATAAAGCCAAACATTAAGATCATTACCCTCAAGGTCAACATCAAACAACTGTTCTCTCACCAAGTCAGATACATCATCTAGCCTTACTGGCTTCCTGACCAACATACCTGACAGCATCTTTTCAATACGCTGCAAATATGGGACAACTGTTGATCTACTTAGCCTTACGTCATAGCTATCATCTGTTTCTCTTGCTTCTTGTGGCAAATACTTTCTATGTTCACTCCTGATCTTGTATGTACCTTCCTTCAAATCTGTTATCAAATCCCAGAACTGACTCATTCTCTGGTAGGCCGCATTAGGGCTTGCAACTGTGGTAGCAGCTTGTGTTATGGGCTGGTTGTAAACATTAAATGAGCTATACACAGTTTTGCCTCAATACTATCATGTTCTTAATATATTCTAATACCTGTAGCTTTGCCCGACCTAGCAAATAATGGATTGAACTCACGCCATACAAGATAACCTAAAGCATCAGCCATATGGTCATAGCCTGACTCTTTATCTGGTTCTCCCTTTTCTGTGTATGACTGAAGTTCCATTGATTCAATTAGCTTTCT